GTAAAAGGAAACTGGCTATTCTGGAAAGGAAATAATTTGAAGCTGTCATTGCACACAGACCAGTTTGTTAAGGATGCGAACGGCAAGTCTGGTTATTCGTATAGCTATTATAAGATGATTGATCATTTCTCTAAGTTTACTTACAGGAATGAAAAGATGAGAATTCTTGATAATTCAAGTGAAGCAAATGTTCAGTTGTTTTATATGGAGCCTGAACGGTACAACCATCACAATATGCAGAACTTGCGTAGCCCTGATTTTATAAAATTTCATGACAATCAATACAAGATACAAGGAACGCATTTGGAGGCTACAAAAGTATGGGACCATTGGATTGATGCAATGAATTGTGTGGATGAGATATGGGTTGGCAATTATTTTGTACAAGATGCTGTTATTAATTCCGGAATTACAACTCCAACATATGTTTTTGAAATGGGAATTGACGATATGTGGAAGCCTTACAAAAGAGGTGAAAACAGAAAGATAAAATTCTTGCATATTGACTCAGCAAGTCCTCGTAAGAGGGCTGATATGACACAGGCTGCCTTCTCTAAAGCGTTTCAGGGCAGGCATGATGTGTCTTTAACTTTGAAATACCACGGTAATGAGAATACAGAAGGATTTGGCATATCGTCAATGCTGGTACCTCGTCATGACAATATTACTTACATTTACGAAACTCTATCCCAAGAGGATCTGATTAAGCTTTACTATGATCATGATGTTTTGATCTACCCTAGCGAGGGTGAGGGCTTTGGCTTTATTCCCCTACAAGCTCTTGCTACCGGCATGCCAGTTATTTCAACAGGTTTGTGGTGCTCATATAAAGATCTCTTGGGTAGAAATATCATAGATGCTAAATTGGGAAAGACACAGAGCACTGGCTATACATGTGGAGATGTTGTCCTTCCTGAAATTGATTCTTTAATTTATTTAATGAGAAGAGTAGTGGATAATTTTGATGACGAAATAAATTATTACTTTAATCAAGCACCATCTGTTTATGCAAGGTACAATTGGCAAACAAGGTGCGATGAGTTCCTCAAGTCTGTAGTGAAAAGACTTGGCACAAAAACTTTTCACTAAAAATATTCAATAAGGAGAAAAATGTTAATAGTAGATAAAAGAAAAGGCGACAAGATGCCGGTGCATGATGTCATTCCTACGCCAAGTGTAGGTTTGAACAGAGCTCTCGGTGGAGGTCTTAATACAGGTGCTACTCATCTGTTCTGGGGAAACCCATCGGTAGGTAAATCAACAATATGTTTTAGAATTCTAGCAGAGGCGCAGAGTCGAGGATTCAGACCAGTAATTGTCGATTCGGAATATTCTTTCAATGAAGAGTATGCCGCTAAGTGCGGGATTGATATAAGTGACATTGTTGTTATTCAATCAACAGTAGTGGAGGATATTCTTAGACACCTCCATCCTTACTTAAATCATGATGAAGAGAAGCATGTATTTCTATTTGACTCTCTCTCAAACATCATTAGACAAGAAGCATACGATAAACCAGAAGGTTCAAAAGCAATTGGATTGCTTGCAAGATCGCAAGGAGCTCTCCTACAGCAGTTAGTTAACTATTTGCACAAAGAGAGGAATCTGATGATTTTTATTGCTCATCAAACTATGGACCTGAGTGGAATGTATGCAATCACAAAAGCCAAGATTGGCAACTCTGTGTATCACAATATGCACAACATAGTTAAACTTTTCCTTTCTCAATCGTCAAAGGAAATGGAGAGGGATGATCGCAACATGATTGTTTCTCAAAAGGTTGCTTGGACAATAGATAAGACTAAGCAGAGGGCTAGTATTGGAACCAAGGGGGACTACTATGTAATTCCTCAAGAAGCCAAGATTGACGAGTACAGAGAATTGCTAGACATAGCGATAGAAATGAATATCATTGAGCGCCGAGGTGCTTGGTACTTTTATGGCGAAGAGAAGTGGAATGGGATATCCAAGATTGTCTTAACAGACAAGCAATTGGAAGAAATAAATGCTAAAATATTGGTGTGATTAAGAAAATACCAATTATTGGTCTTGCAGTAGTGTCGGCTATTATGGGTCTGGGTGCTATTGCATTCATATCTATTGTAAAAGCAATTGATGAAGCACATGATCATGATTATTTCTGGGAGTAAAAATGTACGAATATAGAGTAAAAAAAGTTTTAAAGGTTGTTGATGGAGACACCATTGATGTTGATCTTGATTTAGGGTTTGACATTTCCTTCACACAAAGAGTTCGCTTGGCAGGTATTGATACGCCAGAGTCTCGCACAACTGACAAATACGAAAAAACTTTAGGTCTTGAGGTCAAAGATAAACTCAAGAAAGCTGTTGAGGCAGCCAAGGTCATTGTTATCAGAACAGAAAAGCCTGACAGCACAGAGAAGTATGGTCGAATACTTGGTTGGGTATTCCTAGACGGAAATCCAATATCTATTAACCAAGAATTGATTGACGAAGGTTTCGCATGGCCTTACATGGGTGAGACTAAAGTGAAAGATTTTGAAGCACTTTTAGCAAAAAGGAAAAAATAAAAATGAAGGTGTGGATTGATCAAGACCTTTGCACAGGGGATGGTCTTTGTGCAGAGATTGCGCCCGCAGTCTTTTTTCCCCAAGATGACGGTTTGTTTTATGTCAAAGAGTCAGCAGAATATTATGGGAATGAAAAACTTTTTGATGGTAAAACTAATCCGGCAATGGGGGAAGGTGTTGCCAGAGTACCTGATAGTCTTGTTGATGATGTAATTGAGGCAGCAGAAGAATGCCCTGGCGAATGCATTTTTATTGAGTTATAAATAGAAAAATAATATAGAAAGTTAAAATATGAAAAGAACAGAAAAAGATGAAATCAAAAGAGATCATGCCAAGCCTGTCAAGAACTCCGGTAGGGGTTTCCGTAAAGGAGACGCAGAATTTCATGAATTCCTTTTAGATTACAAACATAACGGCTCATCGTTTACGCTAACTCGTCTTGCATGGATGAAGATGCGAAAAGACGCTTGGAAATCAAACCATAAGTATCCTTGTATATCAGTAGTTCTGGGTGAAGATTCCGATGTTAAAGTCGCCATTATTGAATGGCATGTATTTCAAGAATTAATTATAGATAGCAACTATGAATAGCAATGTCTATTCCCTATTCCCTACTGCTGTAACGCAATCGGTATACCCAGATAGTGATAATTTTCTTGAGTTGTTCTATCAGCATTGGGATAATCATTTTGGCAATGGTATATCTGGTGAATCGTCTGGCAAAAATGCTGTTCATCATCAAAAAGAATTTGCTGGTTTATTCACCTTCATTACTGAGTGCGTTCAGCAATATTTGGAAATAATAGGGGTTGAACACAAAAATTTTGATATAAATATTGTAAAATCTTGGGTAAACTCTTATACGAAAAATCCAATAGGTATCCATCATCATGGGGACTCTCACTTATCGATTGTCTACTATGCAGCAACTCCGGAAGATGAGGATCAGTTTTTAACTTTTATATCATCCAATTACGATAGAGAACCGTATAGGGGGATATCTGTATTTAACTCAAAAGATTCAAATCCATATGGGTCAGCAGGCTGGGACTTTGAGACGCATAAGGGGCAAGTATATGTGTTCCCATCAAACATTTTACATTATAATATCAGGAAAGATCGGATAATATCCGAAGACCCTCCTGTTAGGAGTCTGGAAGATGTTAAGGCAAAAAAAATATGCATAGCTTGTGATGTCATACTCACATACTCTGATATTTCAGATAAACACCTTGGGCTTCAACCAATCAGTCACTGGAGGAGATTCCATTGAGTAGTAATAATATTACTGGCGATATGCCAGACCTACCTCTTGAGGACAAGTTTGTTGAGCAGCGTAGAGTTATAAAATTTTGGATTGACCATTGCGCCAATCTAGAGCAGGACAGGGACAAGTGGAAAAGATTGTTCGTACAACTCTATGAGCAAAATGCTGGAGTGACTGATGAGATGATGCATGAGTACCGAGCAACGAAAAAAACTTGAGCAACGCTACGGAATGGAAGTTGTGGTGCTATGCTGTCGTGAGTGGAAGACGCACTACGGAAATGGACATTTCGGTAAATGTGGAATCTGTCATAAAGAACCAAAACTAATGTCAGGAAAAAAATGGGACAGTTAACTTATGGAAGCCTATTTGCCGGAGTAGGCGGATTTGATTTAGGATTTGACTCAGCAGGTTGGGATTGCAAGTTCCAAGTTGAATGGGATAAACATTGTCAAAGTGTATTGAAGAAACACTGGCCGGATGTGCCAAAGTTTGAAGATGTAAGAGATGTCAATGGCGCAGACTTACCACCAGTTGATTTAATATCATTTGGTTCACCATGCCAAGACTTATCTGTAGCAGGTAAGCGTTCAGGGCTTGAAGGCAATCGTTCAGGTCTATTTTTTGAAGCAATTAGAATAATAAAGGAGATGCGTAATGCAACCAATAATCAATATCCAAAATGGGCAATCTGGGAAAATGTACCCGGTGCCCTCACAAGTAATAATGGAAAAGACTTCGGAGAAGTCCTTGACCAAATGGCAAACATCGGGGCATTGGGAATCGAATGGCACATCTTGGATGCACAGTGGTTCGGAGTCCCCCAGCGTAGAAGACGAGTATTCGTCATCGCTAGTTGGGATTCTTCAGCCCTTGAGCGAAGTGGTGGAAAAATTCTACCTGTCCCCGAAGACAGCAGGGGGGATATTAAGAAGAGCCGAAAGAAAAGGAAACAGGCTTCCAGAACCGTTGAGACAAGCGTTAGTGAACCTATCTGGTACGGAAAAACTGGATTCAGTAAGTACGAAGAAGGCGGAGTAAGCCTCTCAGCATCTGATTATAAAAGACCAGATATGAACTTCATACTGGAGCCTTATGTTAAATCCAAGAGAGCACAAAGCACAGAGGATGACGAGTCTTGGATTACGAATGCCGTAGCGCCGACTCTGAATGCTTTTGACAACACAGGAGATAGCCGCTCAACTGTAATAATAGTTGATGGAACAAGAGTTAATGATGTTCGTATATACGAAGATGGAATTATGCCAACATTGAAGCACAGAATGGGCACAGGTGGTGGACAAGTCCCTCTTATTGGTGAGCAGGTTGCTATCCCCATTCAGGGCACAATTATTGGAAGAGCAGACACCTCTGGTCCACAAGGCAAGGGCTTTGGCGAGGTTGGCGATCCTTCCTATACCCTTGATACAATTTCACAACACGGTGTCTGCACACCGGAGTTGGTTTTAAGAAGATTGACACCGTTAGAGTGCGAAAGGTTGATGGGGTTCCCTGATGACCATACAAGGCTCACCGCAGATGATAAGATAATTGCTGACACAAATCGCTACAAGATGTGTGGTAACGCCATTGCATCACCAGTAGCAGAGTGGATAGGAAAGGAAATTAAAAAATGGATATAATTGTTAATGAAGAATGGCTTGCGTCACAGATGGGTGATAAAGCAAAGGAATTCATTGAGTGCATGAGGATTGTTCAGGATATTATTGATAATCCGGATCATTATGTTGGAATGCAAGCAATTAAGTATGCTAATGTTTTAGCTGCTTATAGGACACAAATGATTATTAAATCTCAAGCATTCAAGAGAAAATCAAGTATTATGAATGAACAAGATAAACTTGTTAACGATATTTGGAAGACGATGTATGAAGCATTGTCAGAAAACATAAATGCACTAAAAATTTCAGGTAAAGGAACTTATAATTGAAATCACTAAACAAACTTAAAGCACCCAAAGTAGAGAAGGTGCTCAAGTCTCATGAGCAAGTAACGGCAGAGTTGCTACTTGCTATTGACGACAATTTGGAAAAGAGAAATGCGCCGGCAATGAAGAAAGTCGGTGGTTTCCACCCTAGCTATACAAACCAGTGTGCAAGATATTGGCACTATCTGTTTCAGGGTCAAGAGGTAACTACTTCTTTTAGACCACAAACTTATAGAATATTTGACAATGGACATGCTGTCCATGAAAGGCTTTATAGTTATCTGAGAGAGATGGGTATCCTTGTTGCAGAGGAAATCCCTGTTAATTATTCAAATCCCCCAATTGAGGGCACAGCTGATGGTATAATTGACTGGTATGGTCATAAACTTATTGAGCTGAAGTCAATCAGCGCAGAAGGTTTTAACTATAGACAGATTTATAACAAGCCCAAAGACGATCACTATAGGCAGGCGCAAATCTATATGAGATGCCTAGACTTGCCAAGTGGTTATGTAATTTACGAAAATAAAAACAATCAAGAAATTTTGCCTATCTTTATAGAGCGAGATGACGAGTTTATCGACAAACTCTTTAAAAAATATAATGGTATATATACCGACTTCTTAGAAGGTAATATGCCAAAGCAGCCTTACAAGCGCACATCTGCAAAATGTGCTCAATGTGATTTGGCTGATAAATGCTGGTCGGGGGATGTTTAGAGAAGAACCAAGAATATGCGGGAATGACAAGTGCAATAATGTATTTGTTGCAAAAGTCTATAATGCTTTATATTGCAGTGTTGAATGTAGAAGATTAGTTACTAATAAAAAATTATTAGAAAAGTATTATGAAACTAAAGAAAACAAGCACAAAAAAAGAGTTTGCAAGACTAAATTGTGCACAACCATTTTGTCTTCTTATAACAAAGAATCAATTTGTGAACAATGCAAAAAAGAAAGATATATAAAAAGACTTGTTTCTTGGGGATATGACGAAGAAAAACTTAGAAAAGAGGTATAATATCTAAGTGAGTCTTAGAGATATTGTACAAAAAGAAAAATGGGAAAAAGTCTTGGCTATTGACCCGGCATCTCATTCCTTAGCTTGGGCAATCTTGTCTTGGGATAAAGAACTGATTGCAACTGGTAAAATTGATTTATCAAAAGAAAAACAGCAATCAGAGAAATTTAATAAGATTAAGAAAGAATTGATTGAAGTTGTTGATCAATATTCTCCAGATGTTGCTGTAATTGAGCAATCTGTTTATATCCAAAACTTTCAAACAAGTAGAATTATTTCGTATATAATAGGTTTTACTTGGGGAATTATCTCCGATAGGTGCAGAAAAATTGAAGATGTAAGTCCTCTTTCGTGGAAGCCAGCTATTGGCTATAAAAATGTTACAAAGAAAGATGGACTTGATTTGGATAAGAATGGCGCAAAAGGTTCAATGCAAATTAAAATGAAGAACGAAAGAAAAAATAGAGTAAGAGAAATTGTTGGTGTTGCTTTTGGCAAAGACACTGATGGAATTGATGATGACGACATTGTTGACGCAATTGGGATTTCTCTATGGTACTGGAAGGTGAAGAAGAATGGCTGATGAACCGTACAAGGATCAGACATGGCTTTATGAGCATTATGTGAAGAAGCGCATGAACCTCACCGATATTGTAAAGGTTCTTCAGCAAAGTTATGGCATCAGTGTGTCCCCGCAGGCTATTTATAACTGGTGTAAAAAATATGATCTTTTAAAGTTTAGAGGTAAGGGAAGAAACTTATCAGCAACAGCTTTAAGAAGGCCCAAATCCCCTATGCAACTTGAAGTAGAAAAGCGTAGGCGTGATCAGGCAAAACAAACAAGAGCAAGAAAAAAAGGAATGGGAAGATGAAAAGAAGTGTTGTCGCAAAAGATATTATAACTTTTGCAAAACTAGATATGTTATATAACCAAGTGCGTGTTATCGAGGCAAAGCAGAATGCTACTAAGTACAAATGCCTTGGCTCCGGGGAATGTTGCAAGATTGGTCTTGTAATACCAATGACTGAATGTGCAAATATCGCATTTAGAATTACTCAAGAGTATTATTTGAAAATGGAAAGCACTGGCCAAGAAAGTGCTGATGCGTGGATTCTAGAAGTAATTGAATCACTTAAAGAAGCCATGTACGATGAAACTTGGAAAGACGGTGGAGAAACGAAGAGACATTGTGCTTTTTATAAAAACGGTTGCACCGTTTATGGATATCGACCACTGGTGTGCCGGACATTCGGAACAATCACAAGTGTTGATGAGTTCTGTCCACGAATTAGGAATGCAAATGGCGAGATTGATCACTTTGTAGGAGAACCTGTTCAGAAAGTTATTAAGCAGTACCAAGACTTGCTTGATGAATATGCAAAAGATAAGCATGAAAACTATGATATGAGTTTGTATATGCCATTAGGTGTCCTCAGTTTCCTACTTGAAACAGAAGAATTGCAGAAACTCGCAGAGGTTACTGATGAGAAATTCTGGATTGGGACATCTGGCTGGTACAACTATCGTGTTCAGTACACAAAACTTCATGGCTATTCTGTTGTTGAGCTTAGAAAAGCTGCAAAAGACAGAGGCAAAGAATTAGCTTTTGAAACAGAAGAGTGATTCGTGAAAATCATTTGGAATGGCACTAGCGTTTCTCAAGAGCGCAATGAGGGCTACAAGGTAGCCGAAGATGAGATTCATGGTCGTCTTGTAGGGAAGGGAATGGACATTGAAAGAACATGTCTTATACCATCTGACATTCAAGACTTGTCATTACTCGGTATTGAATATCAATCTAGTGCATCAATTAACATTGAAGCAGATGTATTCATAAATAATAGATTACCTCTTGACTATACTGTATCGAATAAGTACAACATTGGTTTTTCATATTGGGAAACAAGTAAACTGCCAAGTGATTGGGTTTCTCGAATGAATCAAATGGATGAGATATGGACAACATCTCTTTGGGCAAAGAATGTTTTTGAAGAATCCGGAGTAACAGTTCCTGTTTTCAATTTCAGACTTGGAGTTAATAAACTGTTCAGCCCCAAGAGAAGGTTTGCTTCCTTTGTAGATAATAAATTCACTTTCCTTTGTATTGGATCACCATCGACTCGCAAGAACACTCAGATGACTGTGGATGCTTTTATAAAGATATTTTCAGGCGATGAGAGTATAAGACTTCTTTATAAGAGCATAGACGCTCCTGATGCCCGATGGTATAAATCTGGAGAGATGCTCGCTATCGAAAAACATCCTCAAATAGATGTGATTGATAAAGATGTCTCAATGGAAGAGTTGAGCAATATTTATGACTTATGTGATTGTGTTGTCTATCCAACAAGCGGAGAAGGTTGGGGGATGCTGCCTTATCAGGGTATAGCAAAAGGTATCCCAACAATCTGCACAAATGCAACTGCTTGTACAGAGTATGCAGAGTTATCAGTCCCATTAGAGTTTGAAGATAGTTCTATCAATATGAATGGCATTTATAGTGACTGTGGTACTTGGGCAAAGCCAAAATTTGATGATTTATGTGCTAAAATGTTATATGTATACAATAACTACGATGTAGTTTCTGATTATACATTTAATAATGCCGTACTAAATGAACAGACTATGAGCTGGGATTCTGCTGCAGAAGGGTACTACGAAAGATTATGTCAGATATCGAAAGAACTGAAAAGACCTTAATTGAAAAATTGAAAGATGTTGAAGAAGTTGGACTTCTTCACATAAAAGGCTATTCAATGCATGAAATTGCTTCATTGATGGCATTAAAGACTAATGATGTAAAATCCTACATTGATGAGTATAAGAAGATACTTAATCGTCAAGCCGAGGAAGACCCCTATTTTCTTGAAAGAGTGCAATTCAATACTGTAAAGGCACTTCAAGAGTTTGACCAGTTGAGCAAAGAGGCTTGGGAAACAATCAACATTGCGACAGATCATGGAATGGTTCCGGCAAGAATTTCTGCAATTAAACTTGCTGGTGAACTGGCAACAAAGAAAGCCCAGTTGCATAAACTTTTGGGTATTAATACATCTGATGGTGAATACATTGCACGAATGCAGAAGGCAGAGAATGTTAACCAAATACTTTCAAGAGTCTTGCGAGATGTTATCTCTAAGTACCCAGAGATTGCTGATGCTGTGAGAAGAGAACTGGCAATAGCTTTTGAAATCATGGCTGAGGTTGAGGTCGTTGATGCCGATAGTGAGGAAATTAGCGATGCAGAAATTATTGAGTCATAAGAAGAGACGAAAAAATAAGGCCTATCCCTCATATAAAGAGACTCTTTTTTCAAGCCTTACCCATCATGTAAAGAGACTGTTTTTAGCGGCCTTACCCCTTAAAGGAGATAAATAAATGAGTGATTATCTTGGAATGAATCTTCGATATGAAGATTTCGATAAGTTATTAAATCAAGATGAACTTGAAGAAGTCCCGGTGTCTATTGAAGAGTTTGTAACTGATAAAAGATTTTTGGGTTTACCAAACCTAAGCCCCATTCAATTAGAAATTGTAAGGCACAGTACGCAAATCTTGAAAGAGCATACCCTACAAAAGATGATGGGGGAGGAAAAAGGGTCAGAATATTATAAAAAATATACCGACAACGAAGTGATCTGCATGTTAGGCAAAGGTTCTGGAAAAGACCATTGTGCAAGAATATCAATGGCTTATACCGTTTACATTCTTCATTGTCTAAAAGACCCATTAGGTTATTACGGAAAAGCAAAAGGTGTGTATATTGACCTTCTTAACTTGGCCGTAAACGCTCAACAGGCTCAAAGAGTTTTCTTTGAACCTTTAAAGAACTTATTACTAAGTTCACCTTACTTTAACTCCGTAGGATTTGAACCAAGAGTATCTGAAATCTTTTTCTTTAGCAGACCAGTACGATGCTTCTCAGGTCACTCTGAAAGTGAAGGTTGGGAAGGTTATGAAGTTATGACTGTAATTTTGGATGAGATTTCAGCTTTTAAAACAGACGCGGAAACAAGAGGAGAATTAAGATCAAAAGGTTCTGCCTCTGCAATTTATAACATGAGTAAGCTATCTGTTATGTCTCGTTTCCCGGAAGTCGGTAAGGTTATTCTTTTGTCTTTCCCTAGATATAAAGGAGACTTTATTCAACAGAGATATTTTGGTTCTGCTGAAAGAGAAGAACCAAAAACTTGGAGAATTAAAGCTGCTACATGGGAATGTAATCCTACGATTGAAAGACATCAATTAGAATCAGAATATATTAGAAATCCAATTGAGGCTAGGGCAAGATTTGAATGTGAACCTCCGGCAATGGAAGACGCATACTTTAGAGATCCTGATCTGGTAAGGAAATCTTTTATGCATGCAGAAAGCCCTGTTGATGAAGATGGTATTTATAAGCCTTGGTTTAATAATACAGATGGGCACAGAAGGTTTATTCATATTGACTTAGGACTTAAAAGAGACAGGTCAGCTTTATGCATGAGTCATTGTGCTGGCTTTAAAGAAATTAAAACATCTATGGGAGTGGAAAACCTTCCAGTTATTAATGTTGATTTAATTCATTCTTGGGAAGCAGCTCCCGGAGCTGAAATTAATTTTGCTTCAGTTAGGCAAATGATTATTGAATTATGTAGGAAATTTGATGTAGCAAAAGTAACTTTTGACCGTTGGCAATCCATTGAGATGATCCAAAGTCTTAAAGCGCAAGGTATCAATGCTGATTTCCATAGCGTTAAAAAAACTGATTACGATACTTTAATGACAACAATATATGATACAAGATTGCGTGGTTATTGGAATGAGTTATTGGTTGAGGAAGAGTTGTTAAAATTAAGATTGTTTGCCAATAACAAAATTGATCACCCGAACTCTGGATCAAAAGATTTGGCTGACGCATTAGCCGGTTCAGTTTTTACATGTGTTGAGAATATGTCAATGGAAATGGAAGTCGATATTGAAATTCTTGGCTCTGACTTCAAGCAATATGAAGAGCTTGACGATATGGAAGAATTTGGTACGGTTAGGGTGTATAATAATGATATTGGCCAGTTTGTTCCTGGCTATGACAAGCAAACCTTATCTACAGAAAGTGGTGAAAAATGGCTCGAAAGCCTATAACAAGAGAAGATGTAAATCCTTCTTACGATGAAATCGTCAAGGAATTGACCGGAACAATCTCCAACCTTATTATGGAGAATACGGTTATGAAAATAATGATACAAAAACTTGAATCAATTGTTCATGAACTTGATCACGAACATGGCGAAGTAAATAAAGAATTTTAAAAAAGTTTGCTTTGGGTGTTGTGCTATCTAAGTAATGCCGATAGTGTGTCTATCACAAGGGCAAAAGCCCTCAAAACAAGAAAAACAAGGAATAGCAAAATGACACTCAATATCAAAACAGTTGATAGTTTCCCTCAAATTACTCGCTCAGGTCGTACATCGGCTGAGCTTCAGGAAATCATTAATTCTTTAATTGAATCAAGTAAGACAGGAAAGACATACATGATTGAAAATGTTGAAGAAGGAAAGAAATTCAATTCTCTTCAGCAAAGAATTCGTGCTCAAGCAAAGAAATTGGAACTTAGTGTCAAGATTCATTTTGACAAGAATACAAGTAGCCTTTACTACATGTCTCCAATGATTGAAGCAGTAGAGGAAACAGTTAATACTACTGTTAAGGCTAAGGATGTAAAATCAGTAAAGTCTCCTTCAAAGACAAACGCTTAATCAGCAAAAAAACTAAATAAGAAAGGGGCATGATGCAAATCATGCCCCTTTTTTGTGTATAATATGGCATGACAATTTTTCAAGAACAGACAATAGAAATAGACCAAGAACAAATAAATTCATGGTATCCAATGATTGCTTTACCTTGTTATGATCAATTAATTTCTGAGCCTACGGTTATGTCTTTAATTAGAACAGTAATGCAGTTTAAAGAAATTGGATTGAAATTTTCAATTTGTACAATGAGTGATTCATTAATCTCAAGAGCAAGAAACCAAATGGCTGCTAAATTTTTAGCTAACAAGGAGTTTACACATTTAATGTTTATTGACTGTGACCTTGGGTTTAAGGGTGACGACATTATTAAAATGCTATGGCATGAGAAGGAAATCATGACAGCTGCCTATCCTATTAAGAATATTAATTGGGAACAAGTAGGGGAAAATGCTAGATCCGGAATGGATAATGGAAAACTTCTTGAGAATTCTTTACGATTTGTTGTCAATACCGTTAAGGATAAGGATAGCAACAATGTGGAAGTTAATAATGGGGCTATAAGTGTTTATGATGCCGGTACTGGTTTTATGCTTATAAAAAGAGAAGTGTTTGAGAAGCTTATCGAATCTTATCCCGAATTAAAATATATTGACGATACAGGTGGATTACAAGAAGAGGAATTAGATTGGACATACGCATTCTTTAATTCTTATGTTGACCCGGAGAAACATAGATTCTTATCTGAAGATTATGGTTTCTGTAGATACTGGCAAGAAATTGGTGGAAAAATTTGGACTGACCCTTCAATTGAAATGCTGCATTTAGGAAGGCTTAAATATCAGGCTACCATGTTGAATTGGCTTGAAAGAAACGCTATCGCAAAAGATTGAAAGTGAGTTGAAAACTCAACTTATCCCTACTGAGTCCAGGGTGCAAAAAATATATACTAAAAT